GGATAACACCCCAGCACCACCGGCCAAAGAAGAGCCCAAGCCCGACAACACTATTCCGGCTTATATCCAGAAGATTATAGACCAGAACGAGGCGTTGATAGGCCAGAATAAGGCTCTATCTGATAGGATTGGTACGTTGGAAGGCAATATCAACACTCTGAACAAAACCAGACTTACCGAAAGCAGGTCGGCTAAGTTGCAGAAGGTTATATCCAAGTTATCCTCTGCCCAGCAATCCCCCTATAAACGCATTTCGCTTGATGGGATGTCCGATGAAGAGTTCGACTCTTTCCTTGATGAGACCAAGGGCGAAGTAGCGGAGATAGAAAAGGAGAAGGCGGCACTTTCGGCCACCGGCAAGCCTTTGATGGGGAACGTGGTTAAAAACCAGAAAGCCACCGATGCGGAAGTAGACGCAGTAGTAGGCAAAATCAACATTTAGTAAATACGAGTAATTATGTCTTATGTAGACCTTACCAAGTTGAATACAACCATAGACGGTTGGGATTCAATAATCGTGGTACACGATGACGGGGATATCCCTGGGGGTGTAGCTCTTGACGTAACTGACTACACCGACACTCTTATCAAGGTCGGAACTCTGCTCGTGCAGAACAAGACCGACTTCACCGTTAAGCCCCTTGCCGTTACCGATGGCTCTTGGGCATCTCTTCCCGATGGTTGCGAATACTTCGGAATCGTCAAGTCCACCATTCTTGCCAGCCAGCCGGCAGCAGCCGTACTCCGTAGGGGTACTGTCAATGCGGCGGCGGCAGCCGAGTACCTTGGTGCGGCTTATCCCGAAGCGGCAATCACCGCTCTTTCCCACATAGATTTCATCTATAAGAACGAGGCTGAGGCCGAGTAGAATAGGAGGTTAGATTATGGCAACTAGTAATTTCATTGAGATAGTAGATAAGTATCTTGCTTCCGTAGTGGGCAAGATTACCGACAAGTACAATGACAAGTACAAAGAGGAGGCACTCCTCTATCGTGAGTTCCTTACCGAGGAATATAGCGCAGACCTTATGTGGTCTTCTTCCACCTTTGAGAACAACATCGTAGCGGCTGACGTGGTTTCGCTTGATTCAAGCCTGCCACTCAAGAAGAGAGATTCTCTCTATACCGCAGTAGGCCAGATTCCTAAATTGGGCGTGGCTTACTCCCGTGGCGAGAAGTTCCTCACCGATATTACCGTTATGGCGAATAGGGGCGCACGAGAGGCCGAGGTTGCAGCTAAAGTGCTTGCCGACGTCGCCCGTGCCATCCGTGGCGTAGAGGTGCGTACCGAGATTATGTTCGAGCAGGGACTTTCCACCGGTTACGTTCTTATCAACGACGAGAACAAGCCTGGCGTTGGAATCCGTGCAAAGCTCGGTTATAATGAAAACAACTTCTTCAAAGCTACCGCCACCGCTTGGGGCGAGAGCGATGCGAAGCCGTTGGATGATATAGACCAGCTTTTCGACAAAGCGCAGGAGGACGGAAATACTATTGTACGTCTCTTCCTTTCCAAAAAGTATTTCAATTACTTGAGAAATAGCACGCAGGGTAAGCAGCTTGCGGCCACCTATGCAGGTCAAGTAGTGGTTTCCGTTGATACCCTTGTTACCCCTTCTCGCAACACTATGCGTGAGGCCCTTGAGGACAACTATGATGTTTCGGTTACTATCGTAGATTCTTCTTTCCGTACCGAGGCGAAGAACGGCGAGACCGTTACCGTCAACCCTTGGGAGCAGGCCAACATTGTTGGCGTATGTGCCAATATGGTCGGAAGGCTTGTATATGGAACACTCGCAGAAGAGTCTCGCCCCGTTGCAGACGTGGCATACGCCAAGTCCGGCAGCCATATCCTTGTGGCAGAGTTCGGTGAGACCAACCCTCTTCGTGAGTTCACCACAGCGCAGGCACTTTGTATTCCGGTTATAGACAACCCCGAAAGTGTTTACGTTTTGCAGGCAGACCAGACTTCCAACGATTCGACCGAATCTAGCGAGTCTAGCGAGTCCGGCAATTCCGAGACTTCCAACGATGCAACCGATACCGAGGATAACGGCTAGTATTTGAGCTTATGACCACGGCTGAAGCATTGCTCGCAGTATCATCATACCCAGTACCTTATCGTACCATCGAGGCGATAGCCCTCAAACGGGGGCTATCCCTTACCGATGAGGCAGACCAGAGTTTGGTTTCCGGCAAGTCCTACCAGCTTTCGCTTGCGGACTTATATATTTGGTTATACTTCGCTCCTAATGTGAGCCAAGGGGGCCAGAGTTATAGTTTCACGGCAGAGCAGCGGTCTTATTGGAAGAGCCAAGCCCTTAAAATCTACAACAAATACGATGAGGATGCGGCAGAGAGTGTAGCGGGCAATTACGGCTATATGGGTGCTAAATTCTGATAGAAGATGATAATACCGAACGGAACAATATCATTCGCCACAACGACCGAGGGCGGCCTTGACGAGAAAGGCTATCCCGTGTCGGGGGCCGTTTCTTGGGGCGAAGAAGTGCCGTGTCAGTATTATTCCAATTCACAAAACTACCTTGCCACCGATTCAAACGGGGAGCATCATATCCAAGCCAAGTGGACTATCCTTTTGGAGTCCTTCGAGTCGGATGGTTTGAAACTCGGCTGGAAAGAAAAACTGCGGTTAAAAAACCGAGATGGCGAGGTGGTCGGTGAGTATTCCGTAATTCAATTCGAGCCTCTAGATGCGGTTCGTCAATCCCGAATAATAGTATAACGATGGCGGCTACAACCAACATATCAGTTCAAGAGTATGCGGCTTTCCTGCAAAGAGGTGTTGAATACACTGAAAAGCAGGCCGTAAACGCATTGAAGTCGGTAGGCGAAGAGTGTGTCGCAGAAGCATACGAGGCCGGCAACTACTCCGATAGGACTGGTTGCCTTCGTAGCAGTATCGGTTATGGTGTTTGCAAGGATGGGAAAATCGTGGCGGAAGGAGGTTTCAGACTGGTAGGCAATGGAACGGACGGGCAAAACGAGGGCAGAGCATTACTGCAAGAACTCGCAATGCAAAGTGACGGGCTTTGTCTATTCTTGGTGGCAGGGATGAAGTATGCGCGTTACGTTGCGGATAAGGGCTTTAATGTGACCGATTCCGCAGAGATTCTTGCCAAGAGACTTCTTTCACAACTAGAGAGCGGCAGGTAATGAAAACGGGATTTCAGATTCAATCGGACTTCTTCGACCTAATAACGGATTCCGGCATCGGGGAGAAGATAAGCGGCGCAATATATCGTGAGGGTACAAGGCCGAGGGGTAGCGAGAAAGAAGACCTTTGCATAGTATTCACAACGGCGGATGCGGAACAAATACAAGAAGGCGTGGTAACACTAAACCTATACGTCCCCGATATCGCCCCCTATGATAACGGCATAAGGATTACCGACATTGCCAGATGCGAGGAGCTAGAGACCGAAATGCAGTCTTTAATGGAAACACTCACCGCCAGCAAAACGGGCGGCTATCTTCTATCCCTCAAAGAGGCCATTCATACCCAACGAGACGAGGACATAAGCCAGTCATTCGTGGTCGCTCGGATTTCTTTCAAATATTTTGAATAACTAAAAAAGTAAATAGCTATGGCAGTATTATCTTGGGGTGGCCCTAAAGTGGAGTTTGCCCCTTTTGAAAGCGATGGAACATTTCCCTCCTCGCCCGTCTGGACTGCTTTCCCCGAATTAAAGGAAGGCTCTTCGCAGCTAGAGACCGCCGATGGTGATACACTAGAGGCGAAAGACGAGTTCGGAAACACCGTGGACTATAAGACCAAGAAGTCTTCTTACACCTTTACCACGCAGGTATATATGAAAAAAGGCGACACCAAGCCCATCGAAGATGAGGATGGCGTTGTTATTCTCAACTACGCTCTTCGTCTTACTCCGGAAGACGAGAACTGCCTTGGGTTTATGCTGCCCAAGTGTTCCGTTTCCGTAAAGGAGACTTGGACTTCAGCTGATGGTGGACTTTGGGAGTACACCTTCAAGGCTCTCAAGCCCGATTCTGGCACTATGCTTCAGAGATATCCTACCTCTTCATAGTTTCTCTCTCTCCCCCGCCCTTGGGGCAAAAAGGGCTTTCGCACGGTAGCTCATTGGCAAGAGCGGAAGGGTTCTTTCAGTTTTTCCCTTGCGGTTGGTGGTTCGATTCCGCCTCGTGCGACAAATAATACCAAGCAGAATGGATAACAAAGTAAACATAGAAGCTAAAGCCGCAGATACCATATTGCAGGAGGCAAGAGAGGTTAAGGTGGGCGACAAGACGTATCTGGCCGCAGACCCCACTTGTGCGACACTAGCAAAGGTTAGTGCGCTTATTCCGGAACTTCCGAAGATAGACGCCAAAGGCAATATCCTTAATGAAGTGTTGGCGGTTGCGAAAGATAGCGGTGCTATTTACCAGATAGCGGCAACTTTGATTCTTGGGGCGAAGCGCATACGGCAGGAACAAGCGGCGACTTTCGGCAAGGGCTGGATTAAGAAGAAGCCAAAAAGCACGTTTGACACCCTAGTAGAAGAGTTAGAATACGATTGTTCGCCATCAGAATTGTTTTCCGTTGTGCGAGAGATGTTGGCGAAGATGGAGATAGCGGATTTTTTCGCGCTTTCCGTTTCCCTGAGCGAAATAGGTCTGATTCAGAGGAAGAGGGAGACGGAGGAAACGACAGCATCTGGGCCTCGGTAGCGGGGTTTGTCAAGACTTTCGGGGTATCCTTTGACTGGGTATTATATGACTTGAGTTTTGCTAATCTATGTATGTACGGGGCGACAATACCCCCATACGATGACGGGAAGCAAGAGAAGAAAAAAGAAAAGAAGATTAACGCAAGCGACCCGAAGAATACTGCGATGATAGAAAGCATATTGTTCGGCGGCAAGAAATAGAAAGCGGAAATGGCTGACGGCTCACTAAATACTAGAATAACAACCGAGTTCGGTGCGATGGACGGGGTTTCCCCTGTCGTGCAAGGCATTATATCCCGCTATCAAGACCTTGAAAAAGGCTCTGAGGCTTGCGGAAAAACGATGGATGCGGCTCTCAAGAACACCATCGTTGAACTTAAAGATGTAGATGAGGCACTCCAAACCCAACGCCGCAATGTTCGGGAGTGGACGTTGGAACTCGTTAAGTCGCAGGGCGAATACAATAAGCTATTTAAGAAATCAAGGACTGGGAGCCTAACTGCCGAAGAGAATGATTCCATGCGCAAAGCGGCGAATAGAATCAGCAAGCTTGGGCCAGACCTTGCAGAAGAAAAGAAGGCGTTAAAGGAGCTGGAAGCGCAGCACCAAAAATTATCCGATACCGCTGAGAAGGGCTTATCAAGAGAGAAAGTTGCGCTCGGTCGGCTGCAAGATGGCTACCGAAATACCAATGCTATGGCTACGAAACTGGCTACAACGATGGCATCGGTATTTTCTGTGAAGATGGCAAAGGACTTCATCGGCAAAGTAGCAACCACTAGGGGCGAGTTCCAAAAGCTGGAGATGGCCTTTGAAACCCTTATCGGTGATAAGAATAAGGCGGATAAGCTAATGGACGAGGTGGTGGATTTGGCCGCAAAGACGCCTTATTACGTTTCCGATGTGGCGGCTGGCGCAAAGCAGCTATTGGCTTATGGTGTAGCTTCC